TCTCCAACTCCAACTAAAACACCTAGTATTACTCCAACTCCAACTAGAACACCTAGTGTAACTCCAACCATATCTACAACACCACCTAACTCTCCTACCCCATCTATAACTCCAACTATTTCTATAACACCTACAAAAACTCCAACTCCAACTCCAACTGTTTCTATAACACCTACAAAAACTCCAACTCCAACTCCAACTGTACCTGTAGTTTCAAGCGGATTAGTATTAAATTTAGACGCAAGCAACCTTACATCTTATCCTGGATCAGGATCAACGTGGTACGATTTAAGTGGAAATAATATTAATGCAACTCTTATTAATAATCCTACATACACTTCTACTAATGGAGGCGAGTTCACTCTTAATGGTATTAATCAATATGTTGACTTAACTTATATAGGTCCTGATACAGGTTCATTTACTAACGGCGTTTGGGTTAATTTAATTAGTTTGCCACCATTAAATGTAAATAGCACTTCATTTATGAATAGAGGTAGAGACTCTTTTGGAAATGGATGGTCTGAAGGACTTAATACTAACTTATCTAGTCCATATCACTTTACTAATGCATTAGTCCTTACGTTGCCAACAATTACAGTACCTACAATTACCGGAACAACAAATATTTCAGCAAATACTTGGTACTATGTTGTTGGATCATGGAACGCAAGTACAGGAACTGTTAAAATGTATCTTAACGGGCAACCAGAAGGAACAGTTACAACTACAGCTAATACACTAAGAAGTTCAACAGTAGGTTGGAGTCTTGGAAGTATTAGTAACGTATACTACTTAGACTGTCACGTTGCAAGCGCACAATTATACTCAAACGTATTATCTGATAGTGAAGTTTTACAAAACTTTAACTCAACTAAAAGAAGATTTGGATATTAAAAAATAAATTTGGAATTATAAAATAAAACAGTTATATTTAAGTTATGTCAAAAATTTTTGTTTCAATAGCTTCTTATAGAGATCCGGAGCTAATACCTACAATTAAAAACTTAATAGACAACGCAGCAAATCCGCAGAATTTAACTATTTGTATTGCTTGGCAACATGCTGATGAAGATGTATGGGATACTTTAGATGAATTTAAAGATGATTTTAGATTTAAGATCATAGATATTCCTTACTTAGAAGCTCAAGGAGTTTGTTTTGCTCGTCATGAAATTCAAAAACTTCTTAGCGACGAAGACTACTACCTCCAATTAGATTCACATCACCGCTTTAGTAAGGGTTGGGATATTACTTTGCAAGATTATAGCAACTTCCTAAAGATAAGAGGACATAAAAAACCAATACTATCATCATATCTACCAGGATATTTTCCAAAAAACGATCCAGATGGTAGAAATATGGAAGTATGGGGTCTTAATATAGACAGATTTATGCCTGCAGGAGTACCTTTCCTACGTCCTTACACTGTCGATAATTGGAGAGAGCTTAAAGAACCTTTCCCATCTCGTTTTTTATCTGGGCATTTCATCTTCGCACCCGCTTCATTTGCTGTAGAAGTACCTTACGATCCTAATTTATACTTCCATGGAGAAGAAAGTTCTTTAGCAGGAAGAGCTTATACTAATGGATACGATATTTTTTCACCACATAGACCTATAATCTGGCACGAATATACAAGAGAAGGTAAAACAAAGCATTGGGATGATAGTAAAGATTGGGCAGACAGAGATAAAGCTTCTTATGCTCGATTTAGAAAAATATTTGACATGGATGAGGTTCCTTGTAGTCCTTGTCAACGAAACGCATTAGGTCCTTATGGGTTAGGAACTGAAAGATCTTTAGCAGATTTTGAAAAATATGTTGGATTAAAATTCAAGACTAGACAAATACATGAGCAAACTATAAAGAATGAATTACCTCCAGTAAAAGGTGATTTTGAATCAGGCTTAGCAAGTAAGCAGAAAGTTTGCATAGACATTTATAAAGGAGTTTTAGTAGATACCGATTACGATAATGTTGCTGTAGCTCTATTAAATCAAGAGGGTGAAGATATTTATAGACAGGATATGACTGGTCAAGAATTACTAGCTTTAATTAACAGCGATCCAAACGATCAATTTGCACATATTTGGAGAGAATTTGAGAGTGTTAATCCACCTTATAAGTGGAGAGTATGGCCTCATACTGTATCCAAGGGATGGTTAGATCCAATTGAAAATACGATAGGTTATGAATAAAAAATCAACAATACTGGTACATTTACCAGCTTACAGAGATCCAGAATTAGTACCAACTATTAAAGATGCATTAGCAATGGCCAAGTACCCAAAGAGGGTACATTTTGGCATTTGTAGACAATTCAAAGAAGAGGATGGATTTGATAATTTAGATGAGTTTAGGGAAGATAAGCGCTTTCATATTATGGATGTACCTTATAAAGAAGCACAAGGACTTCCTTGGGCAAGAGCTCAAATAAATGAAAACCTTTTAACTAATCAAGATTACATTTTACAACTCGATTCTCATCACAGATTTGCTCAAAATTGGGATGAAACTTTATTAGAAATGCATGAAGGATTAGAAGCAAAAAGATACAAACCTATCCTAGCTGCTTATTTGCCTTTATACGACCCATTTAAAGAGCCAGAAGGAAGAACACCTGAACCTTGGCAACAAACATTTGCTTCGTTTTATCCGCATGGTACGATCTTTATACGCCCAGGATTACTAACTGGTTGGCAAGACATGACAGAACCTCCAATGAGTAGGTTTTTATCAGGTCATTTTTGCTTTGCTAGAGCTGAGTGGGCTAAAGAAATTAAACACGACCCAGATATTTACTTTAGTGGAGAGGAGTTAAACTTAACAGTTCGCTCTTATACTCATGGATACGATTTATTCCATCCTCATAAGTTAGTTATTTGGCATTCAACAATGCGTGAAGAAAGGGCAGGAATGTTGAAATGGATGATGATTCTAAAAACGGAATAGATTTTACACAAAAACAAGAATATGCTCGAAAGAAAATAAGAGTTTTGTTACGCACTGAAGAAGATCCAACCATAGATTTGACTGGGTATGATTTAGGAACTATACGTACTTTAAGAGACTACGAAAAGTATGCTGGATTTAATTTTAAAACTAAATCTGTTCAGAAATATACTCTAGATAACAACTATCCTCCCAATCCTTATATACATGATGATGAGTTATGGGAGAGAACTTTTATGGAATCCTTTTATTATTTAGTTACAATTACTAGACACGACTTTCCTCATAATGATTACGAGCATATTTTGATAGCTTATGATGATGAGCAAGGTATGTCAATTGAATCAAAATACATAACAGATTGGCGATTGAAAAATCTAATAGAAAAAGGTGAAAATATTCACTTTGAAGATTTCTTCTTAGTAGACAGAAAACCAGCTAGAGTGGTATATTGGGGTTATAGTAAGGAAAGAGGTTGGTCTGAAAGAATAGAACATAAAATAAATTAAATTATATGAATAAATTTATAGAAGTACTTAAGGCCTGTGATAATTTCAAGATGACAACATTATATTGGGATCACGATACTTTAACACATGAAGAAAATGATTTAAGAAACTATCCTGCACCTTGGATTAAGAAGACTATAGAGCTTTTAAATATTATAGAAGGTAAAGTTGTAGTAGAAATAGGTTCAACAAGAAGAGAAGTAACGCAGAGTTGTCTAGATTATTTTAATAACTCCTATATTATGACTCCTGCACAAGCTCCTGCTTGTTGTCAAGATGGACATTCTACTTGTTTTTGGGCTGATGCTGGATTCGAAACTTATACCGTAGATGTTGATGAGCGTTGTATAGAGCAACTAACCAATCAGTATAAATACCATATTAAAAAACCTATACCTGAAAACCTACATATTTGTATTCCGCAAGACGGAATACAGTTTCTAAAAGATTTTGATAAAAAAATTGATTTATTATTCTTAGACGGTTGGGATAAAGGAACTCACGAATATGCAGAAAGACATCTAGAAGCTTTTCTTGCAGCTGAAGATAAGTTAGCTGATTTTCATATTATCTCAATAGACGATACTGATTTTAATACTGAAAGTGCTGGTAAAGATCGGTTATTAACACCTCACTTACTTGAAAATGGTTATATTAAAGTACTATGGGGAAGACAAACTGTGTTTGTAAAAAATAAAAACGACCTAAAATAAGTTTAATGCAAGCAAAGTTAGTAAGGCAAATATTCGGATCTGTTCATTTTAAAACTAGATTTCTTCCTTTTATAAAAAATAATAAGGATACGCTAAATAATTACGTTTACCTAGTAGATAATTATGAGCTATATGAACCTTATAAAGATTTACTTACTATACTAGATATTGAAGAGTTAAGAAAAAACCATCCATGGAGTAATAACGAAATTGAAACACACTTTTACGAACCCAACCCAGAATTATATGCTAAAAACTTTAGAGCTTTTTATAAAGAAAAAAACAGTCTACTTCCTGTATGCGTAATGAGGTTTCTCTTGCTGCATATGTATAAAAATAACACTTTAAAATTTACATACGTAGGTAATAATGTGTTTATGACTAATAAGCAAGAAGTCTTAGATCAATATTTTAATTCAATTCCGGAGGGTACTTTTCACATGCAGCATTTAGGTTCAATAGACCAAGCTTATCCTTGTATTATTTACGGACATTTAGAACATTTACTAAAAGCAAAATTTCCTAATATAGTATTTCCTGAAGATTTTTGGTATTGTGAAGTTTCAGCTTTTGGTTTTAGTTTTAAAAATAGAGAAGAGTTACAATTATTTTACGAACTTTTTGATTTTATAGTATACCACTACAATCATGGAGATATAGTTCTTAAGAATTACTTTTTTCAATTATCACATGGATATACGAGAATAGATTGTATATTAGGATATTTAGCAAGAATATTTCAAGTTAATTTTAATTACGAAGTAAAAAACTTGTTAGAATATTGGCAAAATCAAACTTTAGGGTATCATGTAACAACTCCTCACGATGCCATGTATTATGCTGATGGATTACCCCACTGGAATCTTTTACCACCTGACAAAGACGAAACTATATTTACTACAGAAGAGTACGTTAGAAAAAACAAAAAGGCATTAGTAGAGTATTTTGAAAACCACATGACTCACGCCACTTACGAAATAACAGAGGATAACCAGGTAATAATAAAACATAAAAACATATAAAATGAACAAAATACTACTAGTACAATTTACTATAGGACCTACATATAAAGCCAGGCTACTTGCTAATTTACAGAATTACTCTTCGTATGATCGTTTTGATGTTTTTATTATGACAGATGATGTAGATTATTTTAATTCTATCTCAAATAGATCTAATATAACAATTAAAGATATAAACGAAATAAGAAAAGACTATCCTTGGTCTTTAGAGTTAGAAAAAATTCCACCTAAAATAGATAATGAAGCAGAATATGTAAAGTACTTTTTAGAAAATAATGTAAAAATACCAACTCTACTAAGACGCTTTGTATTTACTTGGGATAAAGCAATTAATTACGAGGGATTTATTTTTATGGATTGCGATATACTTCCAGTGGCAGACGATCACAGCTATGCAGCACTAGAAAAATATTTTTGTAATCCCGTAAGCAGTGTTAAATTATTTCAACTTGAAAACTTAGAAGATAAAATATTAATAGTACCAGGCGGAGGAAGGTATGATGAGTATCACCATTCATTTTTAAAAGATTTTGCTATTGCTATTAATGAAAAATATAAAGTTACAGATAGAGAAATTGTTCATAATTTTATAAAAACGGATGGAAATTTTAGATCTTTAAAATTCCCTAACAAAGAAGCAATAAAAACTTTTTTCGAACTACTAAATAATATCGTACACGATATATTGACTGATGATAAGTTTTTTGTACTAGGTGTACATACAATGTGGAATTTACATTCAGAATATATTTTATCCATACTATTTAATTTATTAAATGCTGAAGCATTTCCCCTTAATCACGAACTTGGTATACCTCAAGATGCTTTCATAATCGGATGTTTTCCTGAAGATAGATTTTGGAATTGGGGATTAGATACAGAGCCATCTGCAATAGGAAAAATGGATTTTGTTGAAAAAAATTACGATAAGCTAAAGCAATTTTACGAAAACAGAGGTCAGGTATGGCCTTATATTAAATAAAAACTATGATCTACATTTCTTTAACAACGGTTCCTATTAGAATGCAGGAGTGGGGTTCTTTTGAACAAAACCTTAAATCTCTTTTAAATCAAAATACGAGCCAAGAGTACAAAGTAGTACTAAACATTCCTTACTACTACAAAAATAATAACAACGAAGAGTATGTTGTATCTAATGAATTAGAACAATTAGTAGAAAAAAATCCTAAGTTACTAGTTAATAGAGTAGAAGAAGATTTTGGTCCTATTGTTAAAATTACTGGGGTACTCTCTATAGCTACAGATCCTAAAGATATTTTAATTATATGCGATGACGATCATGTTTATCATGAAGATATGATAGAGTATCATTTGAAAAAAGGAAAGCAGTATCCTAATTCTGCTATTGCCTTTAGAGGGGATAATCCTATAGAAAAAAGAGAGTGGATAGATAATGGTATTAAAAAATACATGCTACATCCAACTCACAGGTACTTCCCTGTTCAACAAGATTGTCTACTAGCAATACCTGGACATTGGCATTCAGTTGGGTATAAAAGAAGTTTTTTTAAAGACGATTTTTTAGATAGAAATTTTTTACTCTCTTGTGAAGGAGATGACATACATGCAGGATACTACCTTAGAAAAAATCAAATAGATATTGTATGTGTTACTTGGGATAAAGAAACGGATTGGAGGCCTGTAAATAATCACCGCTCTGCCTGGTCCTTTACTATTGTACAAGCCCTGTCTTTTCCAGAATCAGGCTTCTCCGAGTTTAGAAAAAAAAGTGGAGAAAATCAAGGTAACACAGCAGAGTACATTAAAGAACTATTACATAACAACAATAATATTTACATAGAAAAAAGTGATAAAGTAATTGTAACACTGACAACTATACCAAGTCGCATAATCCAAGATTACGACTCTGGTATTAAAAGCAACATTCAATCTCTTATTAATCAAGAGTATGAAGGGGAATATGAAATTCATTTCAATGTTCCTGACATATTAAAACACACTGGAGAAAAGTATGTTATACCAGATTGGATTAGGGAATTAGAAGTAGCTAATCCTAAATTTAAAATCTTTGATAATTTAGAAGATTTAGGACCTGTTACTAAATTAGCTCATACTATTAGACGTGTAGAAGATCCTGAAGCAATTATTATTGTCTGTGACGACGATTTAGTTTACAATCCTAAAATGATAGAAGAACAAGTAAAAAATCAACACAAGTATCAAAATACAGCAGTTGGTTACGACGGCTCAAGAGCAGAAGATTCTTCAGTATTTGACGATGTTAGAAATCATTTTGTAGTATCTGTTTACAAAGATGTTTATGTGAATCTTTTACAGCATTATAAAACAATTTCATATAGGCGTAAGTGGTTTGAAGATGATTTTTTTACAGATTTTATAGATAAATCATGGGCTGATGATGTTTCAGTATCAGCATACATGTCTAAACAAGGAATTCAACGCTTAGTTACTTTTTACGAACATGAAGAACCTTTAATTACTATTGATGAGTGGAGAGAAAAAGGAGGTGTGTCAACTTTTCCTGTATTACGTCACACTTCTCATGAAGGTCAAGAAGGATGTAATTTATATAGAGCTGCAAAAATGGATGAAAATTATATGTATTTTGTACGTAAAGGTTATTTAAAATAATGAATAAAAATTTAACAGTAGTCACAGGACTTTGGAATATAAACAGAGAGGGAAGACCCTTTAGTCATTATATTGAGAATTTTAAAAAATTCTTAGATATACCTCAAAACTTATTTATTTTTATTCCAATAGAGTATGAACACTTAGTATGGGAAAAACGTTCTAGAGAAAATACTTTTGTAAAAGTTTACGAATTAGAAGATATAAAAAATCTATATGCTCCACACTGGGATAAGACACAGAGAATAAGAAACAGTCCAGATTGGATCAATATAACAGGAGAAGGAGGATGGTTAAAGACAAGTCCCCAAGCTACTTTAGAATGGTATAATCCTATAGTGCAGTCTAAAATGTTTATGTTACATGACGTTACTATTTGGAATCCATTCGACTCTGAGAAATTTATATGGCTTGACGCAGGCATAACTAATACAGTTTACGAAAAGTTTTTTACAGAAAACGATGTACTTAATAAAATAGATTCTTACATAGATCCTTTCTTATTCTTATCATATCCGTATGAAGCATTAGACGAAGTTCATGGATTTAAGCATAGTAATATGAAAAGCCTTTGTGGACAGGATGTAAAGTATGTTTGTAGAGGAGGTTTGTTTGGAGGTACAAAAGAAGCTATTCATGAAGCAAATAGTGAGTATTATACTTTACTGCATAACACTCTATCCGAGGGATTAATGGGAACAGAAGAGACTATTTTTACAATTATGGCTCATCTATTTCCTCAAAAATATAGACGCTATGCTTTAGATGAAAACGGATTAGTAGTTAAATTTATTCAAAATCTAATAAACGACAAAATAGAGCTTGAACCAATTCCAGAACAAAAAACTACAATACCAAATAAGCACATTAGTACTTCAAATTTAAAAGTTTCCGTCTATATGTTAACTTTTAATTTTTCACACCAAGTTGAACACACAATTAAAACTTGGTTAAAACATGATAAGTGGATTACTAATACTAGAAATATTTTAATAGATAATTCTACTAATGAAGAAGCAAGAGTAGCTAACGCAGAAATTTGCAGAAAGTATAATTTTGAGCATATTATTACGAACGAAAATACAGGAATAAACGGAGGTAGATTTAGAGCAGCACAGCATTTCCAAGAATCCGATAGCGACTATTATATTTTCTTAGAAGATGATATGGGAGCTCATGAACCTGGAACTGATTTTTGTAGAAATGGTTTTAAAACTTATGTGCCAAATTTATACGACACAGTACTTAAGATTATTCACGGATCAGAAATAGACTTTTTGAAGCTATCATATACGGAAGTTTATATGGATAACAATATTCAAGTTTCTTGGTATAATGTACCACAAGAAATAAGAACAAGAGATTGGTCTCATTACGACCGCTTACCCGAAACTGGACTAGATTTAAATACTCCTAGAACACAATTTAATGCTATTGAGGTAGTAAACGGTATAAGTTATATAACTGGTGAAATATACTATTGTAATTGGCCTACTATTTGTGGCAAGAAAGGTAACCAGAAAATGTTTTTAGATACTACTTGGGCACGTCCTTACGAGCAAACTTGGATGAGTTACATGTACCAAGAAACCAAAAAAGGTAATATAAAGCCTGCTGTTTTGCTTGCATCTCCAATTCATCACAATAGAATAGCACACTATAGTCCTGAAGAAAGACGAGAGAACTAATATTTATAAGCATGGCATTACCAACAACAGCATCGGTACCAAATAATTTAGGCTTAACAGCAGAAACTACAATTTATGTAAATGAAGTAAAATGCAGAGTCTCTGAAAATGATTTTAATTATTCACAGAATCCAACTGTATTTAAATACATTACAGCACTTACAGGATCAGCAGCAACACCTTTCTATGCACCTAATGGTGGCCAAGCAAATTGGGGTATTATTACAGATGGTACACTAGCTGATAATATTACCGGATCCTCTTTTCATCCTTACGCAACTACAATTGGCTTATACAACGATGCAGGTCAATTATTAGTGGTTGGCAAGCTAGGAACCCCTTACCCAATCCCTTCAAATACAGATATGACTTTTATCGTAAGATGGGATTCTTAAAATAGTTTTATGTCACAAAATTGGTTTATATACGAGAATGGAAATGTTGTAGAATACGATTCAGTGTTTAAATTTCCACCAAATTGCGTAGGATTCGTCTACAAAATTACAAATATTCAAACTGGCAAGTTCTATATTGGAAGAAAGAGTTTGTATTCAAATATCAAAAAAAAGCTTACTAGAGCTGAATTAGCGGAATCATTAGGACCTGGTAGAAAACCTACTTCCAAGATTGTAACAAAAGAGTCTAATTGGCAAGAGTATTGGGGCTCAAATAAGCTAATTTTAGAAGAAATTAAACAAGGAGGAACTACTCCTTTTAGAAAAGAAATACTTAAATTTTGCTTTAATAAAAAGCAATTAACCTACTGGGAACTACACTTTCAATGTGTAAACGAAGTATTATTCTCAGACAAATCTTACAACGATAACATATTAGCCAAGTTTTTTAGAAGGGATTTAGAAAAAGAATCGTAAATTCTTTATAAACAGGTTGTACATGGATAATTCAAGGCTCGTATTGGGTATATTACATAATATTCTTGGCAGATCTAAGCCATCTACTAAAGGCAATCATGCCTTTCACTGTCCTTTCTGTAAGCACCATAAACCAAAATTAGAAGTAGATCCTAAAGCAGGAGTTTGGCATTGTTGGACTTGTAATGAAAAAGGTAGAACTCCTACTTCAATACTAAGAAAACTACATGCAAATGCTGATGCTATTAGAGAAATGCGAAGCTATTTTCCTGATGGAAAAGGTAATATAGATGATAAAACTTACGCAAAAGTCGAGCTTCCTAAAGAGTACAAACCTCTTTCAACTATACTTACGACTTTGCCTTATAGACAAGCTAAGTCTTACATTACTAAAAGAGGTGTTACAGAACAAGATATTATAAAATATAGCATTGGATATTGCGAAACAGGTAAGTACAAAAACTCAATTATAATTCCTTCTTACGACAGTAATGGTAGTATTAACTATTTTATTTCTAGGTCTTATGAAAAAGATCCAAGTCGTAAATACAATGCCCCATCCTGCAATAAAAACGATCTAATTGGACTTGAATATTTTATTAATTGGAAGGTTCCAGTCATACTTTGTGAAGGTATTTTTGATGCTATTGCACTCAAAAGAAACGCAATTCCTTTGTTTGGTAAGACTATTCCAAAGTCCTTAATGCTTAAGTTAGTAGAAAGCGATGTTAAAACGGTTTATCTAGCGCTTGACAAGGATGCTTTGAAGGAAGCTATAAACTATTCACAACAACTTTTAAACCTCGGTAAAGACGTTTATTTGATTGAATTACAGGGTAAAGATCCATCTGATATAGGATTTGAAGAAGTAACAAAATATTTACATACAGCTAAACAATTGACTTTTAGCGATTTATTAATGAAAAAAATGCAATTATGCTAGTAGAACAGCGAAGCCAAGAATGGTTTGACATGCGAAGAGGAAAGATAACAAGCTCTGAAATACACAAAATTATGGGTGGAAAGGGTGAATCACTTAGTGAAACAGCCAAAACATACCTACTTGAGAAGGCATGTGAATTCTACGGTGGTCATGGAAACTCAGCAACTGGAGCAGCAGTAGAGTGGGGAATGGATTTAGAGGATCAAGCCATAGAAGTTTACGAATCTAAAACAAAAAACAAAGTAGAGAAGTGTTCTTTTATACCTATAAATGAATCTTATGGAGGTTCTCCTGACGGAAAAGTTAAAAAAGAGGGTGGAATTGAAGTAAAATGCCCATATAACTCCGTAAATCACTTCAAACATGGCTTAATCAAGACTCCAGAAGATTTTAAAAAAGTAGCACCAAATTATTATTACCAATGTATTTCACACATGATTGCTTTAAATGCAAAATGGTGTGATTTTATCAGCTATGATCCACGTGTAAACGAAGACTACCAGCTATTTGTCTTTAGACTAATAAGAGATGAAGAAGAAATTAGTGCTATAAAAGCAAGAGTTGAGATAGCAACTCAGTATTTAAACGAATTAAAGGCACTTATAGAGGAAGCTAACATCCCTGTAATTAAAGAAGTTTAGTCAACTATTTATTAGCAATATGATTGACGCTACCAAAATAGGAAGATTAATTGCTGAGGAGATTGCAAACGAGCCTGGACCTTGTTTTTATCCCGGCAAATTCAAACCACCACATAAAGGACATTTTAAAGCTGCTTTAGATTTGGCTAGCAGAAACTATATTATTATGGTGCATATCATTATAAGTAGAAAACCAATCGAAGGTATAACACCGGAAGATTCTTTGGCTATTTGGAATATGTTTTTGCAAGCACAGCCTAGTCCTAAAATAAAAGTACAAATATCAACTCAAGAATCTCCAATAGTTGATATTATAAATTACATGAAAAAAAATCCATCCGCTGATCCAGTTTATGTAGCAGGAGGAGACGATGAAACTGATGATAATAGTTACATGGGAACTTTAGAACAAGAGTTCCATAACAGAGTAAGAGCTATTCCAATTCACGAAAAGGACGGTATAGTTTCAGCTCCATATACAAGAGAGCTTTTAAGAACTCAAGATTACGAAAAGTTTAAAGAAACGGTTCCAGAAGCAGCCTTTAACAGAGGAGCTGCACCAAAAATATTTAAAATGCTTGCAAGTAAAATATCAAATGAACCCCAACTTTAAAAATATTACAGCAAACTTTGTGCAGTATTGTGTAAAAGAACTCAATATACAACAGCGTCCTTTTATTAAACTTATTGCTGATAAGAATTGGGTAGCTGAGTATAGATCTTTTGGTGAATATAATCCAAACAACAAGACTATTAAAGTATA